GCTTGGCTTTAGCCTTTTCTAGTAGTTCCGAAACACTACTCTCCTCATCTAGGATACTATCGAAAGAAATATTCTCTACTAAACGGAAGTCCTCGCAGAATTTATCGTATCCACAGGCTTCGAAACACTCTTGAATGACATCGTTTACGTCAATTACTTCAACGCCGTTCTTGTTCTTAAGCATTTTGCTCAAGTCGGATAACGTATCTTTGATAACGCTGCCCTTAGGGGCAAGACGGGTTAAAGACTCAAAAATTACCACTTGAGTCTCAGCAAGACTACTAAACGTAGCCGCACTCTTCAGATTCTGCACGTTAATACCGTATTTTTCATTAAGTAGATTAATAATTACTTGCTTAATGGGCTTTTTCATCTCGAAAAGACGAGCAACAAAGCTTTTGATTTCCTTAGTAGAGATAGCATTGCTATCACTTAGGCTGAAAGCGTTACTAATGCTTTCCACAAGCTGCCGCTTCGTAGTGAGGGCTAAGAAAGGCACTTCAACAATCGCCTCCACTAAGTTTTCAAGAACAACCTCATCCGAATCCTCAAAAACAAGGGTAGCTAAGTGTCTAATCTTAGCATTCGTAGCCCAAACATCTTCAAAGTTCTTTTTAGATTCCATGAGTTCCTTCTTCACAAGCTCTTGCTTGCAGATCAACTCATACACTGACTTGTTTAAACCCTTGGAAATATTGTATTGAGCATCTTCCATGAGGGTGTCGTAAGAAAGCTTAGGGAAATCAAATGCCTGAGAAACTGAGTTAGAGAGTTTAATAGCATTTTCAATCTCTTGAACCTCTTGAATGGTATCCTTTTCTTCTTCTAAGAAGGAAGTGATTTGAGGCATCATTTCAAGAAAGCGTTGAAACTGGTCAGTGTCTACGATAGTCTGGCTTTCACTAAACAAGGAGCTTTTTTCGTCTAAACGATTCTTAACATTCTCAAACTTAAGGCGATTTTCCCACAAACCGAGAATATCACCAAAGCTTTCGTCTGCATTTCGATAATCATTAGCGTTTAACCCTCCGACAAAAGCCGTAACCTTGTCTTCCACATGAGAATCAAAGACATCGTTGTCGCTAAAGATATCAGACTCTTGGATCTGGATTTTAGAGAAAGAAATGTTATCATCAAAGCTGTATTCACCGCTGAGAACTTTCCCGGACTCGCTTAAGTAAGCTACTTTCTTAGCTTCACTATCAATAGAGAAAAGCTCAATATTTTCTCTTAATGATCGCCCTAGGCAATCCCCTAATTTTAAAAGGTTCGTAACAGTTGAATTTCGGTTCTCGAATAAATGGTCAAACATATCTAACTCCTTGGTTTATGTTATTATAGACTATGGTTATATAGTTAAGATCTTTCGCTATTGTTTTTGGGAATCTTCACATTTCTGGAGATTATACGTTCAATAGCATCTAATCTTTGGCTCTCTGGTCCCTCTTCTTTAATAATTTGTCGCTTTAGTCGCATTAGAGTGGACAAATTCTCAGAATCTAGGGACTCCTTTTTAGGGGAAGGTTTAGCTTTTTCCGCTTCCATCCCTCGTTCATGGTCGGCTTGTTTCCCGCCCTCATCTCTGGCAGCGTCTGCGTCCTTGCCTTGCTGCTCTCTGTCCATATCTTGATCCTTACCCTTCTGAGCCATATCTTCTTGACCCTGCATCTGAGTTTGCTCGTCGGCCATCTGCTCTTCTTTCTCAGCCTTCATAAGCTCCATAGTATGCTGAATCTCTTGATCGGTCATATCGTAGAACTCTTTGTAGATGGTTTCTTTGGGGAATAGGTTTAAGCCAACAACAGCTTGGACAACGCGAGCTTTTTGCTCGTCAATCTCCATCTTACGCTTGGTAAAGACATCACTGCAATCGGGAAGCTGGATCTTCACCTCTTTAATAAGATGGGCAGGGAACCCAACTAACGCTAAGTGCCTACGAGCGATCTGCTCTAAACCAATCTCAGCTTGTTGTTGAACTCTACCGATAACTCTCGCAAACTTAGCATCAAGCTGGGAGAGGTTAGCCTTTCGCTCGGGAGACTTATCTTTTTCAACAATGTAGTCCTTAGGAATCTTAAGAGCAGCCAGAAGTTTATCACGGAAGTAACGAACATCATCAACCTCACCTAAGTTCTGGGCTCCGGGAAGGGTATCAATCTTAGTACCTTGGCTTCCTCTAGTAGGGACATAGAAGTCTTCGTCAGCACTTAAAGGATTATACCGAGAATCAATAGTCCCGGTATTATTGTCGTAGTACTTTTCCTTCTTAAACTTCTCTTTAACCTTTTCAATAAACATCTCAGCTTTCGTAGCTGGCATGTTAGCAACGTCAATGTAGAAGATTCTTCTTTCGGGGGCTCTGGAGAGACGGTAAATGAGCATCGCATCTTCCATCAGCTTTAGAGATCGGAATACTCTAATAGCTAATGCCGCAATCGACTTACCGTATGGGTAGAACGCTGGGTCTGAAGTACGGAGACGGAAGTGGACAATTTGGTTTCTATCTAGCGTAAGGAATTTAGCTCCCGCCATGTTGTCGGCTACGCTGCCGTATGCTGCCCAGTCGTTGCCTTCTGGAATTTCTTGCAAAAAGTCCGTGAGATATCCATACTCGTTTTCTACTCTAATAATAAAGTTAGGATTAAGAACCTTCATCCGCTGTAGACCTTTCTTGGGATTATTAATATCAATAATCGTTTCCATGAAACAGTCTCCATACTTAACCATGTTTCTGATGATATCCCAGTAATCTCTTTCTAAGTGAATCTTAGTAAACATACGGTTTACTTCATCCACTACTAACTGGCTTTCACTAAGAACAGTCCATCGTTTATTCCTTAGATTCTTCTGGGTAGCGTCATCAGCGTAAATATCAAAAGCTGTGCCGATCTCAGGATAATCATCCATTTCCTCATAGCGAGCATAGCGTTCTCTACGAGTGCGCTCAAGCTCAGGAAGCTGGAGGGAGGTTCTACTTAGGCTACCAAGAGCGGGAAGTTCTCCGGGCTTGACAACATCTGCACTTTGTACGGTATCACCAGCGAGGTTGGCTTGAGGAGTAGCACCATCATCAGCTTGCTTGGCAACATAAGGAGCCGCTTTAGTGGCGAAGAACCTAGCAAGGAATTGACCTAAACGACCAGAGGGGTAGAAGTATGGCCCAATACGACCATCTGCACCACCAGCACCGAACTTGGTATAGCCGATTGCGTCTTCATTCAGCTTATCATCTTTGTTTAATTCATCAGCCATCTTATATCTTCCTCTAATTGTTTATCTTCCCCATCATGAACCACGGCTCGCATAGGCTCAGGGATTTTTTGTTCGTGTTCCTCGGATGCTCTCATTTCCATGGGACCACCATCTGCTAATGTATGTAGTAGAAATACTGTAATAGACAGGCTCATAATTAAATCGTCATGTTTTCCTTCATCTGCGGTGATTTTTCCATTATCATCAATAATAAAGGTTAAAAGCTCATCCACAGTGCGCTTTGAGTTAATTTTTAGAATATTGTTCCGAATATACTCCTCCATTCGAGCCAGAAGTTCTTCCCGATTTCTAGTAGTAACTTGAATTCCGAAGTCATTCTTATCATCGACCCACAGGTTGTCATACTCCATCACATTAAACATCCAATCAATGAGGTTATTACCAATGGTATTTCTTTCAATGATTACGGATGCATTATTATATAGATTAGCTTCGTTAGTTAAAATTTGAGCAAGTTCGTTAATTGGGGTTTTATTTGAATAAAACTCAGCAACCTGCTCTCCCGTATAGGCATTGAAGATATGAAAAGCGGAATTATCTCGTTCTCGGCCCAAACTTACATCTACGCCGATAACATATTCATGCTCAGGGGTTGGTTCCTTCCACACCCGCATTTTGTTATTATACTTCCTCCAAAACTCCTCGTTTTGCTCTTCGACCAGCCTCGTCAGCAAATACCCATCAATATAAGTATCACCCGTACCTAGGAACTCACATTCATACTCCTGTAACCACTGTTTCATAGGCATGTTAGCCCGTGTGGTCTGCTCCCAGTTGTCTACGAAGAGGTCTTTTTTCTCCATTTCTTCGTATAGAGACTCAAACCCACTCATTCGTTTGTATTCGGGGTGTGATTCCCAGTTAATATCAATAGCATTGAAGGAGTTTTCCCCTGCTATGGCCTTGTGATACACATCATAATACCAATTACCAATACCATTAACGGTAGAAAGGACAAAAGCCCTACCTCCTGTGGAGATAATTGGGTATACAGCGGCCCAAATAGTGTCAATGTTTTCAATGAAAGCAGCCTCGTCAATAATGAGGAGTGATCCCGCCAAAGAACGACCTGACTGCTTGCCAGACGGGCGGGATTTAATAGTAGATCCTGTGGAGAGCTTCATCGTGTGCTTGTTATCCTCCACCATCTTAGGTTTGAGGAAGGCAGGAAGCTCTTCATACATAATTTTGATTCTGTCGAGGACTTCGGTAGACTCTGCATCACCCTTTGACAGGATAACCACTTGTTTGTGCTTCTGAAAGACAATCATCCATAGAGAATAGGCGGCTGAGATAGTAGTACACCCTGCCTGACGGAACTTACGAAGAATATTAAATCGGTTATTCTCCAGAGCGTCTAGAATGTCGTGCTGGAATGGATAGAGCTTGAACGGCACCAGCCCTCGAACGGGGTGCGTCACTTTGATATAGTTCGAGATAAAATAAGTAGGGCTATCCTTACACTTCTTAAACTCTTCTACTAGCTCTGATTTCTCCATAAAAAGGTCTCCCTTAATCTATTATAGTATATGCAAATATTCTCAATCACATGTACTAGAGATAAAAGCCTAGGAGATGTACCTAAAAAATTATTCTCTACATTATCTAGCTATGGAGTCCATGTAAAAGTTTTGGCAAACCAAAGT